ATAGTTTACAGTAATAAAAATTAAAGGAGACCTTTAAAGTTTACGGTATTATACTATGAAGCCATGATGTCAGGCGTCACATCTTATCAACCATCACATCTTAAAAAAATTTATTTGTTCACAACTTAAATATTTAGTTGTGTTTTTAAACAGCATTATTTGTATATTAAAAACAAATTCTAACACGTACTATTATGCACGTGTTAGAACTGTTATTTAAAATACTATTGAGCACTTGCTAAGGCTCTGGTGTTCGTTTCGTTCAGCTCGAAGAACATAAAACCGTCAACAATTAATTGATGACGTTCGTATGTTTTTTCGTCTTGACGCTTTTCGATAATTGGTTGTTGATTTTCATCAAGAACCAATTTACCTGTTTCGTCAAGTTTTGGAGCTTCACTTTCACGTGTGTACTTATCACCAGGATGTACTTCACGTACATCTGCTGTTAAGACTCCACCGATAAAGTGATGTAATTTGGCTTGCGCCAAAAGTTCGTTTTTCTTCCTATCATGTATGAGCATTTGGTCTGCTCTAAAGATAGGAAGAATTTTGCCTGCAAAAATTACTTCAAAAATTACGTAATTTGCTTGTGCAGTAGCACCGAGGATTTTCATGCTTGTTGTCATGGCTTAAGGGTTAAGGGATAAATAAATAAATTAAATATGTATTGTTTCATATAACAATACATCACACGTTATAATATTGTTCCTTCGGAACTCACCAAAAAATATATACTGCATGGCATTATACCACACAGTATATATTAAATATTACATAATAGTTATTACACTATTATATATTGTAGATTATATTAAAGATTACATTTTATCAGCTAATGCTTTAGTGTTTCCCTCACTTAATTCAAAGAACATAAAACCATCAATTATTAACTGATGCCGATTATAAGATTTTTCCTCCATAATCAATTCAATAATCGGTTGTTGGTGTTCATCTAATATTAGTTTACCGTTAACATCAACTTTCGGCCTTTCAGCTTCAATTACATATTTGTCACCAGCATGAACTTCTTTCACATCTGCTGTTATTATACCGCCGATGAAGTGATACAGTTTAGCTTGTGCTAAAAGTTCATTCTTTCTTTTGTCGTGTACAAGCATGGTTTCTGCCCTGAAAATAGGGAGAATCTTTCCTGCAAATATCACTTCAAAGATAACATAATTCTGTTGTGCAGTAGCACCTACAATTTTCATTTGTGTTGTCATAAGATTTAAAATTTAAAAGGTTAATTAATAAAAGGTTTAGTTATAGCATTATCTTTATTTTTATTTACTACAACAGTTTTGATTTTAATAAGATTTAATAACTGTCTTGTTTTACTCAATATCTCCATTTTCCAATTACATTCGTAATAGTACTTATATTCTTTATTACAGTATAACCTATTGCCTTTGCTAAATAGTGTAGCACCATCAGGAACAGCATTAGCTGCTACTGTTGGAACTGACACAGATAATACGTAATAGTTATTTACACTATTCCGCATTACTGTACCAGCATTGTATCTAATTACCAACATGGTTCTTAAACACTTGTTTAGCCACTTCATAAGTTCTTATTCTTTTAGAACTTATAATTGTTGTTCCAATAATTATAACTATTCGATAGTTATAATCATTTTCTTTGTTTAGACGTACTGAATTTCCGTCACCTAAAGATTTAACTTTAATTGTTTTCATAGTTGTTGTATTAAATTAATAAGAATTGAATTATCTAATTATTGAGTTGCAATTATCACAGATATGAATTGCTCCTAAACCAGGAACTAATCCTTTATTCTGCGCATTAGAATGTTGATACAGTATAAGTTCTGTACGTGAAACATTTTCTCCACAAACTGAACATATTGATTTACCATATACTACACGTGATACATTAACGTCTATCTTATGGTTGCTGCCACATTCACAGCAATCATACGTTACTATACCTTTTTCACTATTAATAAGTGATAACGTAAACGATTCACATAATGTGTATCGTTCATGTGTAAGACATGCTACTATCGCAGGTCTATTAACTACATTTACATTCTTCATAATATTAATTGTAACACTTTGACCTACACAAGTGATAAGGTTCTAAAAATTAAAAATAATTAAATTAAACTGTGTTGATTCTTGCACAGTCAGTACACAGTACACCTGACTGTTGTTTATAATAAGTCGCTCACCAAAATAAATATTGTTCCCTCCCAAATAAGAGTTTTCAAATAGTTACGAGGGGGTGCAACTCATTACAAAAAATAATATTGGGGGTTCGAGTAGGTGGATACTGCATACCACAATTTATAGTTGCTATAAATTTTTTATTTTTTATTTTTTATTTTATCATGTTATGTTTTTATTATTTTATATTATAAACCATTAACACTTTTTATTTTTTTTATTTACTTACAGTTTACAACTTATTACAACTTATGTAATTTACTACATTAATTAAATTTTATTTTTTATTTTTTATATATTTTTTTTATAAATTTTTTATATATTTTTTTGTTATTAAAAAATTTTTATTTTATTGTTTTATTGTTTATAGTTTTAATGTATGTAACAACATAGTAGGTTTTGGAGTATGCTCCTTCTTTCTCTTATCTGCTTCGTAATAAAGTTAATGCAAAGATATATTGATTACAACATATATTAATTATGTTATAACAAGTGTTACTGTAAAATGTAATTAAATTTATACTGTAATTATGTATATAATATTGAGATTATTATGTATTACAAGTATGTCTATAAGTTGTATAAAATAAATTTTTTTTCGTGTATATGTCCAGGACATAGTTATATGTATACTAAATGTTATAATAAAGTTGTCTACAAGTTGTATAAAATTGTATATAATAAAGTTGTCTACAAGTTGTATTTATATATTATATATAAAGTATACTATAAAGTATACTATAAAGTTGTATTTAGTGTATATTCCCAAGCCGCATGTATTAATATGTATATACATATCCTATTTTTTATATTTATATATTTTGTTCTGCGAACTGAAAGCAGGGCAAAGTTATATAAAATTTTTTTATAACTCAAATAAATCTATAAAAATTTAGCAAATTTATAATTGCTTTATAGTTTATAGTATTTTTTTAATATATTTAATATTGTATGTATGCAGCTTTATATTTACCTTACTAACCAGTATGTGATTGTCATATTTAATATACACTATATCTGTAAATATATATATTAACTTTATAATTTATATACAGTATTTAATACAAATAAATAATATTTAATAAATTTTTACACCTTATTATATATAGCTAATAAATTTAATATATATTTGCCTTAATCAGTTATTAACAATTAAATTTTATATTATGAACAACAAAATTAGTAATGCAGGTGACATGTTAAATACATTACCGAGTATTGCAAAAGATGAAATTGCTACTTCTAATAAAGAAGAATTTTTATCTAAACAAGGAAAAAAAGTTTACAGTTTAGATGAAGCATTAACTTTATATGATGATTATATCAACAATGAAGTTATTGAAAATATAAACTTAGAACATAATTATGTACTAATTAAAACACAAATTCAATTACCATTTTTTACATTTTTAAATATTAAAGAAGATTCTAAAGTAAATGTTGTGTCTTCAACATTTATAAAAGCTTCCCCTGATGTTAAAACAACTATGACAAAAGGTGTAGAAGTATATATTGATACACAATATGAAAAAGTACACGGTAAAAGATTAGAAATATCATCGTTATCATTAAGTAAATTAAAAATGATGTACACAGAATTATATAATAGTACAATAAATCCTTCGTTATTACATCAAGCATTAATGGCAACAACAGTTACTGCAAATCTGTATGACGCAATTCCACACATCGGTATTATAGCATATAAATAATTATTTACATGGTTGAATTTACCGAATATTTAAAACATTCTGAAAATACAGAATACCCAAGTAGGGATACATTCGATAAATTTGTACAAGGTGGTACAAAAGATAGAACAAGAAGTGCAATGACATTAGATAATGTTTTAAATAGAACTATAAATAATTTAATGGGGTACGAAATAATAAATAGATATGATGCACCTGCATTTGATGAATTTAGAGGTATTTCTTATACAGAACAATTAGATGTATTAACACATATTTTAAAGATACAAGCTTTTACAATAAAGAAAGCATTAAATGAAAGAAGCACAATTGTTCTACCTTATATAGGAAGATTTACATTTAGTAAGTATTATAGTTTAGCTATTAAGATATATGAAAGATTTAAACATACAGAAGAAACATCTGTAATAAGAAGTGCAATATCAGATACATTACTTAATGTGCAAAGAAGTGAAGAAAGACAACGTAAAAAATTAAAATTGTCAGAACGAAAAGATATGCCACTATTTAATATGAACATTCAAAAAAGAGATTTAATAGATGAGGGATTTAGTCACATTAAAGGGTTATGAAGTTGATATTACAGATGAAGCTGTAATAGTAAAACTTCCATTATATATAAAAGAATTTAAAACACTACTTCAATTAGAAAACGGTTTAAAATATTTATCTTATGTTGCATTAATAAGTTCACATAAAAGTGAATTAGTAATTAAAGGGTTGACAGGCAAAGAACTTCATTTAGCAGCATGTCATAAAACAAATTTAAACCCTGTTGATAAATTCCCTATTGAAGTTGATGCAGCAATAGAATATTTTACAAAATTTTATGATAGTGGTATAACAGGAACAATAAAAGAATTATATAAAAGTTTTGAAATAACAAGAAGATTTATTTCAACACTTAATAATATAATGAATGATTACCAAATTAAATCAGCTCTTAAAACAATAGATTTAAACTCAGAAGAAGAAGTTAATTCATTTACTAAACAAACAGGTGCTATACTTGATTTCTCAACAAAAGTACGAAACATTGCAACAAGTCTTGACGATGAAGTATCAAAACTTAAAGTAATAGAAGCAAAAGTTAATGCGGAAGATAAGAAACGAGATTTACCAAAAGGTGGCGGTTCAATACCTCAATCAGCAAATAGAAGATAGTTATGAAAAGAGAATTATTATTTAATGAATCACGCCATAAATATATGGATAGTTTTGGTAATTTATATACATCTATGACAACAGTTATAGGACAGTATATAGAAGAGTTTCCGAAATTAAAAATGGCAGAAATTGTATCTAAAAAGAAAGATAGTAAATATTATGGATGGCCAGTAAAAGCAATTTTAGCAGATTGGGATAAAATTACAGTAACTTCACAAAATAAAGGTACGTTAACACATAATTATTTAGAAGATATTACAAAGCGTAGTACAAACTTTAAATTTAGTGGTAAAAAACAAAATGATTTTATAACATTATATACTATTGATGATATACTCGATGGTTCAAATTTAGGTTTATTAGATGCAGATAAATATTTAAGCAGTGGAATAAAAACTAAATACCCTCTTGTATATAAACTTTTTGAAAAATTATCATCATTAGGATATAGATTCTTTTCTGAAATCGGAGTATATCACGAAGACTATTTAATATCAGGTCTTATAGACATACTTGCTATAAACTTTGATACAAACGAGTTTATGATAATTGATTGGAAAACTAATAAACATGATTTAATTCCGTATGATAAAAGTGAGTTTAAATGGTTATCAGGATATTTTAAAAAAGATAAAAAGGGTAATGAAACAAATGAATTTGTACAAACAAATGTACAAATTAAATACCCTCTTTCAAAATATCAATCTTCACATTATGTTATATATTTAATGCAACTTAATGGTTATGCGACATTGGTGGAAAGAAGAGGTTTTAAATTATCACAAATAATGTTAATCCATATACGTGACGATAAACATTTTGTTGAGGGTGATAAATATACAGCTAAATATCCCGAATTAATAGGTAAACAAAAAGTAGAAATATTTAATATGGAAACTATACTTCCTGATATGAATACTTTATTTACACATTTTTCAAATGGTGGTACAAACCAAGTTAAATTATTATTGTAAGTATGAGTAACACATTAAACGTAGATATAGAACCGTTTAAAAAATACATTGATTCTGACAAATCAATGTATCCTTTTGCTAACACTATCATTAATCCTAAAACAGGTAGAAATTATATAGACCCTGATAATGATTTTAGAATAGGTAAAACAGGTGGGATATTATTAAATATAGAATTTACCTTTATAAATATGGATTTATTTCGTGAAGCTGCATTACGATATGAAACATATAAAAAATATACATTTGAAGAACCTGATTCAATAGATTACAATAAATTTGTACACAGGGAAGAGTATAGAAGAGAACACGGAATGGTTGCACCATGTAAACTTAATAAAGACGGTAGCATATCAGATTTATCTATAAGTGGTGAACACTATAATTTTATTAATTATGGATGGATTGAAAAATTAGATAGAGAAAAAACAATTGATATAAATGCAGAACCAAGTAAAAAATGGGGAATACCTGAAACATTCGATAGCCAATATTGGATATTTAAAATAAAAAAGTTTGCAAGACGAAATGGGTTTAATTTAATTATTCTTAAATCACGAAGAAAAGGTATGTCTTATATAGAGGGAGTAGGAAGTGCAAACACAGTTAATTTATTTCCTAATTCACGTGTTATTCATGCAGCATACGATAAAAAATATTTAATTAAAAGTGGTGCTTTAACAAACATGGCGTTAATACAATTAAATAGATATGAATTTGAAACCCCTTTTATACGTGGTAGTATTGATGAAAAAGGTTTACCTCGTGGGTTATTTAAAAAAGATATTGAAGAATTAGTAACTGGTTATAGAGATAGGTATGATAATGCAGCAGGTGACCAATCAGTATTATTTACAGTATCCACACAATCTAATCCTGATGCAGCAGTAGGTAAATCAGCAAAAGAAGTAAAGTGTGATGAATTAAATACATTTCCTAACTTTACGGAGTTTATGAAAATGACTAATCCTACAACAACAACAGGTAGTTTTAAAACAGGTATTATAACAGCATTTGGAACAGGTGGTAGTAAAGAGGGAAATTGGGCAGAATTTGAAAAGCATTATTTTAATACAGGGGTATATGATTTTATGCCATTTGAGAATGTATGGGATGAAAATAGTATGGATGAAGCAATAGGGTTCTTTATTCCTTATTGGTGGGGATTAGAAGGTGTTGATGATACAGGTAAATGGTCTATTGATAATAACGGAAATACAAATTATGATATAGCTATGAGTATATCTGATTTCCAACGACAATTACAATATAATATAGGTGGATATAATGCAGATTATATTAATCATGTATCACAATATTCAAATCGGCCAAGTGAAGCATTTAATTCAGGTACAACAAAGTTTTTATCGTCAGCAGAATTACGTGACCATATTAAATTAGTAATAGCAGGAAAAGAATATAAAAATTATGTTGATGGGTGGATAGAAGAAACAAAAAATGGAGTTAAGTTTAAATCTAATCATGATTTATTAAATGAGGGTAAACAAGCGTTTTCATACATAGAAGACGTACCATTAAAAGAAACAACTAATCCGCATGGAGCAGTAAGAATATTTAAACCACCTTTTAGACTTCAAAATGGTGATATACCAGGAAACTTATATTTTACAGTGTATGACCCGTATGGAGTAGATAGAGAAGCAGGGGAAATAACAATTAAACATTCACTTGCAACAGTACAAGTTTGGATGTATCCAAATAACATATCTAACAGTGCAGGTAAAATATTATGTGCTACATGGACAGGAAGACTTAACTCAACAGAAGAAGCAGATATTGTTGCAATAAATTTAACTAAGTTATATAATGGTAAACTATTACCAGAGGTGGATAGAGGAACTACAATAAATACAGCAAAAAAGCTTAATTTTTTAGGCAATATATTACCTGACCCAACAGATGTATTAGATAATAAGGAACGTGGAAAAAGAAGTTTAGGTATTGTTATAGGTGATACGTATAGAAAACTTGATGGTATAGTATTATTAAAAGATTTATTATACGAAAGAATAAGTATAGACGAAACAGACCATACAATATTTAGATTTAATCTTATACATGATTTACCCACATTAAAAGAATTTGATAAATTTTCAGCTAAAGGTAATTACGATAGGGTTTCATGTTCTATATTAGCGGCTTATCAAATTAACGCTTATATAACCAGTAAGTTAAAACCAACAGGGGGAAATACAGGTAGAAGATTATATGATGAACTCAAAAAATTAAGAACCGATGGCAACAAATTTAACCGTACAAACTAATGTATCTAAGATTAAAGATGTAAATCATTATACTTCTACATTAGAAAAACAAACCCGTGAATGGTATATACCAGCTGCACGAATATATGTAAATAAATTACATAGTGCTAATGATACAGAATTACGACTTAAAGCGTTAAATGCAGCAAATGGGTTATATGATGAACAAACAAAACTTAAATTTTTATCTTTAATAAATGCCACAAAGTTTGTGGAAGAGGTAAAAGATTTAGATGTGTTAGATACAGTAGATATTATAACTCCTATAACAAGACGTATAATAGGAGAATTTATTAGACAGCCTGATAATGATTATGACTGTAAAGTTGATGACCCAAGTGCAACAACAAACTTAAACTCTATTGTATATACTAAAATCACTAAGATATTAATGGAGAGGCTTCAAGAAAAAATACAAAGTGTTATGTCTAACGCAGAACAAAATAATACACCTGTTGAAGAAGCGATGAAATCTATTAATATAGAAGACGAAATAAAGAAAATTAAAAAAGACTTTTTTTTAAAACAAGGTGAGAACGCAAAAGCAATGGTTGATGCAGTAGTTTCTAAAACAAACTTAATCCATAATTTAACACAACAATTTTTTAATTTTTATGCAACAGAACATGTATATACTGTAATTGACGTAAAAGAAAATAATATTGATTTAATACATATACAACCTCATCAATATTATAGATTACCTGCATCCGTAGAATCTGATACAGAAAATGATTTAGCTGGAATGTATGAAGTAAATATTCCGTATTACGAATTCAAAGAACGTTTTAAAGATAAATTAAATATTGATGAATATAATGCTTTAATATCAATTATAGAATCACCTAATTCAGATGCAATAAGTGCAGCAAAACAATTGTTTTCATTAGTTGGGCATTTTGATTATGATAATACCAATGATAGTTCATATATTGATGGTATAACAAACTCATTTAATGCAGTAGATTCAATTAAAGGAAAACGATTGTTCATTAGAACAAAACGTAAATACGGTATTCTAAAACATGTAATTGAAACAGGAGAAGTAGAAGAAATATTAGTTAATGAAACATACAAGTTAAATACATTATTAGGTGATATATCAATAGAATGGGAATGGAAAGATGCTATAATGGAAATGTGGATATTTAATAATATTGAAAATAACATTATGACTAAACCTGAATATTTAACTTATCAAAGAGAATATTTAAGCAATCACAATAAAGTATTATTGCCAGTTGTAGGGAAATCAGGATTACTTATTAATTATGTACAAAATCCAATATCACTTAGATTAATACCATTAAATATATTATATAAGTTTCTTACAATAAAGGTATATGCGGAAATAAGTAAATTTCAAGGTTTTATAAATGCAATCCCTGAATCAATATTAAATACAAGCCCAAACTTCTCATTAAAAGAGCGATTAGATTATTTGTTTCAATCCAACTTACTTATGTTTGATGATTCACAAGTAAATGTTAATTCGTTACAAGCAATGCGTACAATAGGTAGTTATCAAGCTGATTATATATCACAGCTACTTCAAATAAAAAGCGGTATTAAATCAGAGGCATGGGAAATAGCTGATATGAATCAAGAACGATACGGTGAAATAGATACAAGAGGTGGAAAAGCTAATACAGAACAAGCAATTATTCGTGTATCAACAGGTTCTTTATTAATGTTTACATCATTTGATTCATATCTTGAAAAATTATATCAAGCTATTGCTGATTATACAAGATTAGTATCAGTATCAGGAATAACAATTGAAAAAACTAAAGATGGTATAAAAGAACGTATTAATATACCTTATGATGTATTACTTAATACAGAACTTGGAATCCACTTTAAAAAGTCACAAATAGAAAAAGAAAAACTTGATTATTTGAAACAAACTGTTGTTCAAGCAGCAATGCAAAATAATCAATTTGAATTAAGTATAGAAGCAATAGATACTGATTCTATGAATAAAATAAAACTTATCGCGAATGACATATCAGAAATTGCATCTCAACGTGACAAATATTATAAAGAATTAGAAGTTCAAATAGAACAAGAAAAAACTGTAAGACTTGAAAAAGCAGAAGATAAAAAATATGCATCTGAATTACAAATAGCAAATGTTAAAGGCGAATACGAACTACTTAAAAAAGATAAAGATTTACTTATTAAAATGGTAGAGTTTTCATCATTTAATCCTGAAAGTAATAAATATGAAAATGACATTAATATTTTAGAACAGGAAATAAAAACTGCTGAATTACAAATAAAAAATGCACAACGTAATTTATTAGTTGAAAAAACAAATAGTGTTAGAAACAAAAATAACACTGTAAAAAAGTAAAATGTATTTCATTACCATAAGTAATCAAACAATAAACAACTGCTGTAATAATAACATAGTTTATTATTAATACACTACTTTTACATAACCAATAAAATAATTATAAATTAAAATGGAAATTGAATTAACACTCCCAACTGTCGAAATTGATGGACAAACCTATTCACGTGATGAACAAGGTAATTTATTAACCGCTGATGGTACAGTATTTAAAACTAAAGATGAACTTGCTAATCCACCTGTTGATACAACAGTTGAAATAAATGGTAAATCATATAAAGTTGATACAGAAGGAAACGCTTTAAATGAAGACGGAACAGTATTTAAAGCTAAAGCGGAAATTAGTACACCAACAGAAGAAGAAATTGAAATTGATGGTGTAGTTCTTAAACTTAATGCAAACGGTGATGCTATTGATGCTAATGGCAACATTGTAAAAAGTAAAGCTGAAATAGATACTATGTCAGCAGTTAACGAAAATGTTTTTGATATAAATAGTATATCAGCTAAAACAGGGTTAGGTATTACAATTGAGGGTAAGCAAAAAACTTACAGTAATGATGAAACTGGGGTAGCAGAATACACAAAAGATTTATATACAATTGCAATAAATCAAGGAAAAGAAACAGCATTAAAAGATTTATATAGCATAAATCCTTTAGTTAAACAATTTGTTGAACACGTACAATTACATGGTACAGCAGAAAACTTTAATAAAACTATTTCTTATACCACACATAAATTAGATGAAACTAATGAAGATGGTTTAATATCTGTTATTAGAGCATCACGAAAAGCAAAAGGTGATTCTGAATCTGATATTACTAAGGTAATACATTGGGCAAAGAATGATAATGCATTATTAGAATTAGCGAAATCTTCATTATCTTATTTGCAATCAATCGAAACAGAAGAACAAAAAAACGTCACTAAGAAAGTAAAAGAGAAAGAAGAAGAAGATGCGTTAAATTATAAAACGCAACAGGACACATTAAAAAACATTGTAACAAAAGGTAAAATTACAGTAGGTGATGCAGAAATTGATTTACCTAAATTGATTAACCTTAGAGTTGGCAATGAAACAAAACAAGTATCGTCAGATATAATCATACAGTATTTAACTGATAAATATGAATATAATATAGATGGTAAACTTGAAATGCTAACGCCTTTAGATGCAGCTGAAAAGTTGGAACGTAAATCACGTACAACAGAAGAACAAATTTTAAAGGCCTTATACTATATGAGTGGAACAACAATAAATGATTTAGTAAGCAGAAAAATAAATACTGCTGCTGTTAAACAAATAAGAAAAGTTGTTTCTTCTCAACAAACCACACCACAAAATACAAATAAAAGTGGTCTTATATTAAAGTACAACTAAACCTTATAACTTTTTAAATTTAAATAATCATGCGAATATTACAACAACAAGCATTTGACACTCGTAAGCACACAGATGTAAATTTTCTGTACGGCTCACGATTAATTGATGCCGCAACTATTAGTAAAAATCTTACTTACATTTACGGCAAAGAAAATGATATGTTTGCTTTTACATTCTTAACAGAGGGTCAAAACAAAATATCTAAAGTAGAAACTAAATTAAATGATACACAGTACACATGGCCTGTAATGGGGCATCTTACTTTTATAAACAGAGTAGTACGTTTATCATCAACAACTCTAACAAATGTTGGAGCGGGTTATACATCATTCAAAGTAATTTTTGAATCTGATATTACACCTAAAGACTTTGGTATGGTAACACCAGACCATAAAAACATCGTTCGTGTAAATGGTGAACCAATACGGTTAGCAGACAAAGAATACGAGTATGATTTACAAATTATGACTGGTATTAGTACAGAATCAATTGATTTAGCTAATTTCTCAACAGGTTCAGCGTGGGTTATGAGTTCTCCTTATGTACCAGGCCAATTATCAACTGGAAACAGAACACATAGAACAACTCCAGGCAAGTTAACAAACCAACTTGGATTACATCGTAGAAGTTTGAATATTACTGGTAATATCGCAAATAAAGTTACTAACGTAGTATTCAAAAATACTAATGGTGGAGAAACAACACTTTGGATGCCCGAAGAAATGCGTCAATTTGATTACATTCGTAGGGTACAAGATGAAGAAGATATTTTATACTCTGTATATAATAGAGATGCCAATGGTAATATTACAACTATTGATAGAGAAACAAATCTTCCTGTACCATCAGGAGCAGGGGTTAAAGAATTTATCAAAGCAGCTGGTAATCACATGTATTATACCACAGTTACATTAGATATGATTGAAAATAAAATCAATCAACTTTATTCTAATCGTGAAGATGGTGGGCCAAGCAATATTGTAATTCTTACTGGTGCAGGTGGAAAACGTATGTTCCATAGAGCAATTAAAAACATTGCTGTAAATTCACAATACTATGAAGCATTAGGTATGGCTGAAATTAAAGAAATCGGAATGGGAATGGAATTTGGTAAATACTTTACCGCATACCGTACTATTGATGGTAAAGTCATTACTGTTGTAGAAGCAGGTATCTTTAATAAAGGTGCACGTGCTAAACAAGACATCGCTAACGGTAGAACATTAGAGGGTTTTCCAGCAGAATCTTACAACATGGTATTTCTTGATTTCGGTACTGATACTGATAGTGGAGAAAGCAATGTAACTATGGTTAAAGAAACAGGTAGAGAATTACAAACTGGTATTTATCGTGGTATGACACCACTACCAAAAGAGTGGGGTAATGTAGTAGGTGATTTGTTATCAACTGATAGAGATGTTGCATCATACGAAATGATGTATTCCAACGGTATTTCTATTAAACAAGCACAAACATCAGCTTGGTGGGAATTAGATTACACTAAATAATTAATTAATACACAACAATAAGTATAAACAATAAAATAAGTATAAACAAATGTTGACAATAAACAGACAAGTAACAATAATGCAGAGGGTAACTTCCTCTGCATTTACTGTGGCAAATAATAAAATATTTGGTGCACCTGATGAACCATTAACCGCTAATGCAGCAGCAGAAAAAAAGTTATTACCGAATTATGACGTGCTTTCATTATTAATGGGTACAATCGTCAATACGGATATTAAATCTCCTGAATGGAGAGCAAAAGTAAATAAATATTTCCATGAAATATATATCCCTATTTCGGCAGCTGGTAAAAAACTTGATATTTCATACGATGTAAATATCAATGATATGTCAAGAGGGGAACAAATTAAAAAATTAAAGGGTGCAACAGATGATAAAACTCTTGCTGAAATAGTTGAGAAATTAGATGAGGTAGAAAAAATAAAGTATGTAACACCTGTAAATGATGTTGATTACTTTGCATATCTATTTGCATTAAATCATTCACACGTGGCAAATCATATTGACGACCAACATAAATCAAGTAACATTAGATTTTATATGGTAACAGATAGTGATATAACTAAGAGTAAAGAAAAACTTTATAATATCAATAAAGAAGTTAGAAAACATCTTACTGCTTTGGATGAATCAGATACATTACTTGAAAATACATGTATTGTATTTAATATTAGAACTCAAAATAAAATTGATAAAATGGCTGCAATAGAACTTATTGCTTCATCTAAACCAAGTGAGTTTTTAATGGTTGTTAAAGATACATCAATTAAAGATAAAGTTAGAATATTACAATACATTCATTCGGGATTACTATTTGAAATACCAAATACAAAATCAATAGTTGATGGTAACGATAGGTCTAAAGCAATCGGTACATCAATTAAAGATGCAATACAATTCTTTAATGACCCTATCAATAAGGAATATGTAGATGCTATACAAACGGCATATACATTATCTATAAAAGGTAAAACAAAATAATTATGTATTATACAGTAACAGATGTGCATCATGCAATTGATTTAGGTTTACAATCAGTTGATTCTAACAGGAAAGCTACGATTTTAGCACCTGATAAAGATACCTATTTTAACGTAAATATGATGCGATTTATAGAATCAAGATTAAGTAACATTAGAAACTCTGTTCAAGAGGGTTTAGATGAAACACTTATAAGAAAGGTTGAATTACAAGAATTAATATTTACTTCTTCACCTTTACAACTTGAAATTGTAAATGATAATATTACATCTGTTGTTTTACCTGCTAATGCTCTTTATCCTATATCAGGACTTGTATCATCATTAAATAATTGTGTTGAGGTTGAAAAGGAAACAGTAGTAAAACATTTTGCTACTGTACCTTTTCCTATTGATAAGATTGGTGTACAAGGTGAATACTATAAAAACTTTAGAATACAATATGAATACGATACTGGTAACATAACAACTGTTTTTAATATTAACGATTATACAGATTTTTTTGAAACTCTATATTCCACAGACGCACAATTTATGATTGTAAATGCCGTAATGAATAAATTACCCAATGCCTATTGGGAAAAGTATAGAGATACATATACACAAAGTTCTTTTGTTATAACTGATTTGACAAATGTAATTTCTATAAATCTTTCGTATGACGGATATTCAAAAACAGTGTTGTTATCAGATATTTTATATGATAGTTATAAACATAATAATAGTATTTTAACCACAGGTAAACTTGAATTAATACCTACACATACATTTGATAAGTTAATAGATAATTTTTATTATAATCGCAATAGGATTAAATCACCATTGGGTAAATATAATGTTGATACACTTAAAATACGTAATGATAAATTTTATCCTATAAACATTGTAATAGATTATATAAAATTACCAATATTTTTAAATTCTCTTACTAATACTATGACAGATTTAAGAACCCCTATACAGAAAATAATTGATTTAACTGTTGCAGATATTATGAACTCGCTAGTTAATACTTATGAAACAGCAGTACAAAAAAATATTATGTCTGATAATAAATAAATAATGAAAAAAGAAAATACTGTTACACAACCTAAAGTAAAAGTTGTAAAACAAGAAAAAGAATTTATTGGTTTAACGAAGTCCACACTTAAAGTTAAAAAAATAATAAATCGAGTAGTTAAATAATTAATTAATTTTATCCTATTAAAAAATGGAAACAAACAAATCTTTAATCGTAAATCATGCAGTATATGCTCATACAACAGGTAGTATTGCAACAATTGATTTAGCAAAAAATTTAACAATTGGCGCAATCGCATTTTATGATGCAAGTGGTGTACTTATTCCAAGTAACGCTACTGCAATTAATTCAAATGAAATTGCAATGGTTGTTGGATTAGGAAATGGAAGAACTATTAAAATTGAAAACATTTCCAAAGTATATCTTTCGTATGTTAAAAATGCTTATGCTGCTGCAACAGCTAAAAAGATGGTAATTGGTGGTGATGGTACATCATACAGTTTAAATCTACCATCTACTATTTTAGCAGGTCAAAGTGCAATCATTCGCATTTATAACATGACGCAATTAAATGACAACAACGTATATGAGGAACATGTAATTCCTTGTGTTGGTGGTGATTCAGCTGCAACACTTCTTGCAAGTGCTGTAACACTAATTAATAAAAACAGTAAACTTGTAACTGCTGCCATTAAAGGGTCAAATGTAGGTTTAACACTTACACAAAAGAGTGATGCAAACTTTACAGCACGTTGCAGTGGTGTGTTTGCTAACGCTGACATTTTAGAATATAAACTTGTAAACAATATTCATACCCCTGGATATTCAAGTTCTACACATGTTGTACCTTTTTATGCTGGTGTTGGAACTTATGTTCAGGCAGTAAATGCTGAAAAGTCAACAAGTATTGTTAACGGTAATGGTAATTATCCAACCGATAATGATTTAATGTATAAAGAACCAGCAACAGCAAATTCATCTGTTAACTATGACGTATATACTTATACTTATTCAAACAAAGTTACAGACCAATTCAAATCAATGCCAGTAGAAAATACTATTGTATTGTATGTAAATAATACTGTAACAGCAGGGGTTGATGTAACCGAAACTGTAAAAGCATTATCTGATTTACTATAAGTTTTATTAATATAATAAGGTGCATGAAATACTGCACCTTATTTTAAATTTAAAATATAATGGACATTTACAAATACGGATTTTATCCATACGATTTTACAAGTTCTGTTACAACAAAAACTACTACATCAGTAGAACTTACAAGTGGAAATTTAATAATTGGTGATACGTACACAATACTTGAAAAACCTATTGGTGGAACACCTGCTTTTGCAGGAGCATCTACATTAAATGTAGGCTATACATTTGTTGCAACTGATACAACAGCAATATTTGGTACAGAAATAACAGGGAAGTTGGTTAATATATCAACTGGTGTACCAACAGAAATAACCTTTTATAAAGGTATAGACCCTGTTTTTAAATGGAAATATCTTTACAATAAAGATAATTATTGTGTATCATATTTAATAACCGATGAAAATAACAATTTAATACGTTAATTTATGCAACCTTGTGTTCAAAAATATATTGCATCTTTTATACCTGATAGTTGGTTATTAGGCATGTTAAATGGCTTTAATAATCCAATAGGTGTTATACCACCTATAAGTGGAGGTGGAACATTTATTACAAGTGTAGTTCAAATGTTTACAGGTGATAAAAACGTATATGTATTTGATGGACAAACAGAAGCAGCAAGAATTGGCTTATTACATAATTTTGAAATATAATGGCAAAAGTAAATAGAATATTAGTAGAAAAGTACACAATACTTAATGCTACTCAAATACAATTAGATAATCATTTATCAACACAAACAATTCATGTGGCGTATGTATATAATAAAACACAAGATATTTTATATTATGCACCAGCAAAAGGATATGGAAACGGTACAACTCTTAATGGTGTAATTACATTACCTAATGCTGCAATTGTAACAAATGATATAATACACATTCAAATATGGGAAAATGTAGGATACGATGAAACATTTGATTCACAAAAGATATTACAACAAAATCCTGATAGCGAAGTACGAGTATATAACTCATTAGTTGATGGTGCAGTATCATTTGACCACTCCAATGCTTCTAACGCTACATTTAATGTAACTACAACAAGAGGTGTTGTAACAGCAGTAGCAGTAGCTAATGGTGGTGCTGGATATGCACTACAAGGTTACGGGGTAGCAGCTAAGACAGCAGGTGACTTTTATATAGCACTTGACTTTAATGGAGGAAAAGGTTGTGTAATCAGATGTAATTGTGATGCAAGTGGCACATTAAGTGTTTATAGTTCAACGACAGCTTGCATTGTAACAAGTGGGGCTGGATACACAGGTAACGGAAATGATATTACAGGATTACTTTATGATGAATTTCCATCATTTGCAGGTATAACTATGGATGGTGCAAATAACCTATCTATAAGTGGGTTTTTACAACATGGTGTAACAGCAGGCGGAACAGCAAAATTAGAAGTAGAATGGACTAATGACGAAGATACTTCAACTCCCACAAGTGCTAAATGGAATGTATATAATTTTATTGATACTGCTGATGGAACAATGAAAAGTGCAATAGAAACAATTGCTGACATAGATAAGGCATTTGGTATTATGTGTGACAGTTTCAAAGTAGCAAGTTACAGAGTTACATTAAAATACTTAAAAACATTAGGTACTACGTTAAACATTAAAGCATACACTAAATTTTAATAATATGAATAAAGAATTAATTATCGCAGAATTTGCTAAATTTGAAGGTTTAGAAAAAGCACATTCCGTTAATGTTGTCTATACACAGTTATTTTACACTCACAATGTGATTGTAACATTACAAGAAATTGAAGATGTATATGATGAACTTAATATTGTAATAGAAGAACCAATAATCACTGAACCTGAACTTCCATTTGAATAATTGCCCTATCTAAAATATACAAACCACAATGAAAGAAAGTTTAAAAGGAATAGATAACTCTTGTATATTTAGACAAACCTTTGCTAATGAAACAACAGTACGAGCAGCAGGTGGTGTACCAACTAATGTTATATTCAAAGATGGTGTAGCTGAATTTCCTAATAGTGGAACATCTTATATAAAATATAATAAATCATGGGTGGGTGTATACTCAATAAGAGTGAAATTTTATTTTAATGGTGTAATTTCAGCACAATATAACATGATTTACGATAGTAGGAGAAATATAGATTATAAATATGGTAGTGGGGTATATATAACACCTAATCAATCAACCCTATCAATAATTAATGGGGCATCCCACATATTATATGTAAATGGGGTAATAAGTAATCAACTTAGAGTAGGTTTAAATGATATGATTATAACATGTTCTATTATATCATTTAAAAATAGTGCGGTAGTGATAGGTAGTAATGCAAATTTAATTAGTAGTGCATATAACATGAAATTTGAACTTCTTGAAATATACAATCGTGTACTAACAGCATCAGAAATTAAAAATCTTTACAACAATAAAACTAATATAACTTTACCGAGTGTAATTAGTTACACTAAAAAGAAAATCATTGACGTAAACGCATACGATGGAGTAATTAAAAACACATTAAGTGGACAAATAGTCAATGGAAATTTAGTACCAAACGTTATCAACACT